GTTGCCTCCAATCATCTGATCTGTCTGGTCTAAACCAATCTACAATTTCGTCTGGACTATCGAAACCCCTTTTATGTGTTCTTGAATCGGGGTCTCCAATATTCAAGTTATTCAGAAAAGAATCGTTCGGATTCGTTGCTTGTCTTCTTGCTTGTTTTATCATACCTCTAGCACTGGTATTTGCTTTCGCTAATTTTTGTGCCCAAATCATATCGTCAATGCTGACTTCTGTTCCTGCTGCAATAGATTTGCAGATACCTTCTAACCGAAGGCGGTATGCTGTAGATAACATTTAGTTATAGGTAATATTAATATTATCTATATCCCGTGTCTCTTGGAAATTGTAATTTAATAAGTGTGTCAATGGATCGCGACATTTCTCTGTACCCAGAACCTACGTAAATTTGACCCACAAAAACAGAAATCGTAGCAGCACCCCAGAATAAGTAATACCACCTAGACTTAACTTGTGCTCTTACTTTCTGTACTTTGTCACGTTTCATAAACATAAATAGAAATAGAATTAGGAAAAGACCTATGCTTTAAATCTTTGTTCTATATTATATCATACAAACTGAATTGGAGCAAAATTATGTCGCATAATATAATATCATACAATCAACTCAATTCTTGGGATCACCCTTCGGAAGATCTCAGAATATCAGAGTATTACGATTGCCTAGTAGAATGTAACGATGATCAAGGAACGTGTAAACGTTATTGTCGCTCCGTTCTAGAAAGATAAACTAAAAGAGGTCGCTAAAGACCTCTTTTTTTATTCTGGAAATTTTAGAAAACTTGTATGTTCTACAGTTTTTGCTACGTCTAACATAGCGTCTCTGATGTGAGGTTGTTGACCTGTTGCTTGGTAAGCAAGATTTTGTTGGTCGGTCATAGACCATCTCCACTGGTGCATTTCATTACAATACCACAGTTGTATTTGCATATGTTTCTTGTGTAAATTAATAGGGTATTTCTTCTTCACAATGAATCAAATGTGCATCTAATTCAAATATTATTGGATGACATAATTCTTGTATGAGATAAGAAGAAGATCTATAAATCTCCTCCATTGTACACCAAGAATTTTTATTTGCCAAATCTATTGTTTGAGAATCAGGATTTTTTATTTCGTCGAAAGTGAATGCTAAACCGTTAAGATAATAAATTCTACACAATCCTATTTTTACGACATAACGGAAGTCGGAATAGATGCGGTACATTTGCTGAATAAGAAAGGACCTTTTTTAGAACCCCAGAGCAATTCCCCTTCCTCATCATATCCCTTATCATCAGACTCAAAAGAATCCTTAGTTAAGGTTATTGTAGAAACAACTACACCTCTGCCATTGTGAGCATTAGGTTCGTTCTTACCTATCCAACCTCTTTCACTTTCTGTGAAGATTAGACTAGGCATTTTTTTATCAGCGTTAAATGTTTCTAATAATATGTGATCTTTTTTAGAAACGACGTTATGTGTTCGTTCACGATACACTTCTCCGTTCCAGTCATACCACTGTTTTGATGCTAGTCGTCCGTTACTATCAAAATACCAATGATAATGTATATAAGCAAAGGACGAAGGCCACATCTGTGCTTGTCGCAAATTGTGCCAGTGGTGAACCAAAAGATCCAGAAAGGGTTGTTGATCCATCGTATATTTTATATATTATAGTTGCTCTTTAAGTTCATCTAATGTTTCAGTCACGTAACTTTTGACTTCTGCATCACTTGGCAAGGTAACACCAGGTATAGGAGGTGGTGGACCTGTCATAGGTATGGGTGGAGTTTCTAACGCTTCAACCTCTAGTTGTCCGTTAGGAATTCCATTCATTAATATGTTTCCTTTATCTGACTCAACAAGAACTGTCTCTCCACGTTCTACGAGTGTAAAAAGAAATTTGAGGTTAGTAATCGCCTCGTCTTTAGTTACTCTAATCATAATACGTAATGTCTGTTAGTAGGGTCAATAGTTTCTTGAATCATATTTACAGATTCCATAAACCCTTCAGCACCCCAGTATGAAAAAGGAAATTTAAGATCCTCTTCCTTACCTGTGCTATCTATAAGTTTGATTGATCGTTGTGGAAAATTGATAGTAACATTATCAATATATGTGTCCATAGAATCCCAATATTCTTCTGTCATTATATCTTAATTTAACATCAATGGCAACCCATAGACGTTAGTTGGTCCAACTCTACAACCGAATGATGCTTTACCTGCCAGTACGTTATATCTTATAACTCCTGCACCCATAACGTTATTTGTTATAGCACCTACACCTTTAATTCTTTCTGTAATAATTGAAGGGATGCCTTTACCTAAACCAATAGTTGCTCTAACAGAACCAACCGTACCACTCATAGTCTCAACAATACCACAAGGTTTTGTCAATCCTACAACAGAACGTATGTATGCAGCAGGGAATAATGATCCTGTTAGTCCCTCACTTTGTAATACAACATCAGGACCTTTAATCATAGTTAATCTACCTGTGACAGCGATTGGTATTGGGTTTAACATACCAATCATTGTATAGATTTGGTTGTTTACAAAATTAGTTTCCCAAGCACACTCATTGATAATCTCACCAGAGATAGAGTTCATCAATGCCTGTGATTTATTAGTAATACTATTTGCATTAACCTCATAGTTACCAATAGCAGTCTGTGTAATATGTGCTGCCTGTATTCCCCAAGCACCTTGATAGTTTACTTCGTGGTCAGCAGCGATAACTTTTGTAGATTTTGCTTGCTGATCACCAGGTGTTACTCCATCTTCTTCTACACCAACACCATTAGATTGATGTTGATCGTGTGATCCACCAACCTCTACCTTGAAATCTCCCATAACTTTCAAAGTATAATCACCTTCAATAGTTACACATTGATTGCCTTTAACGTTTGTGCATATGTCTCCACCAACAATCTTAGTTTCGTTTCCAGGTTGGTTAAAGTGTGTGTTACCAAAACGGTCTGATATTTTAGTCTGTCCACCTGTATCTGTGATAATAGTTTTCTCTTTACCTTTATTGTTATCTTGGATAATAGCAGAACCATTCATAAAGGTTTGCACTTCCATATCATAAGACTTTAGATCCTGATACATTTCGGTGATAATATCACCTTGAGTTTTTGGTTTTCCAGTTACAATATCAGTCTCAACTGTACGTAACATAAACTCTGGAGGAGTTGCACAGGTACTAGAACCCCACAGTGGCAACCAGAAATTACTCCTTGCTTTTCGTATTTTTCTTCCACAATCTTTCTTTGAGACTAAGGAAAGTATTAGACCAATAATTATCTTTACAATGTTCTGGAAATTCAACTTACTGAAATCCATTTGGAAAATACTTTTAATCTTTCCTACTAATGCTCTAAACTTACCGATAGCGTCTCTTGCTGTAGCGATTGCAGAAACAATAACATTGATAGTTTTAGATATTTTCTGTAAACCTGACTTTATCTTACCCATAATAGAACCGATTGCACCACTGATAGCAGTTGAGATACCATCATATACTTTCTGCACAATCATATTAGATAAACTTGCAGCAAACTGAGCAGTATTAGTAAATGCAGAAGATATTAAACCTAATATATGAGATGCCTCAAACATACAGAATACATTGAAGAGAGTTCCTGCAATGTCCATCAATGTTGTAATGATACCTGTAGGTATTATGTTACTTAACAATGATTTAAGTTTACTTACAACTGCTTCTATAACTTTTGCCATCACTTCTTTCATCCAAGACATAATACCTGATATGCCATTAGCAATGAAATTGTTTATACCGTGCATTGCTTTATCTAATATCTTACTATCTACTTTCTTACCTGTAATAACAGACACTAAGTTACCTAGAGGATCTCTCGCTAGTGTAGATGCAAGAGTTCCTGCTTCTTTTAACATTCTTTCTAAATCTGTTTCAAAACCTGCTCCCGCAGGTCCTGCTGCTCCATCTGCAATAGAGAATATACTTGTAGGTACAACCAAAGGATTTGCTGCATAATGTCCTTCAAATCCTCTTATTGCTTCACCAAATATTCCTCTATCTGTAGACTCTCCACCATCTGTATTTGCTGCTTCTGTTCCTAATACATTGAAAGGGTTTCCACCCGCTACTTCTCCACCTGACAAATCTTTTGACTGTACAGGTAATTCTCCCGCATTTGAAGGGTCTGCTATCGTAGTTTTGGAAACTTCAGAATCTTGCCCACTTTCATCTGTTCTAAATCCTCTAAAAGAACCAATTACAACTGGTAGTTGTGCTTCTTCTCCATCTAGGAAAAATCCTAAAACTTGTGCACCAACTTCTAATGCTGTAGATGTTCCTGTATTTTTTATTCCTGCTTGGTCTGTAGGCAACAGAACTGATGCCCACGGTAATACTTTAGTAGGTATCGTTGTTAGATATGCTTCTTTCGGATTGCCACCAGTGTACCAACCAAGAATACGAACACGAACTCTACCAATCTCTTGTGGATCTTCTTTATCCTCGACTTCTCCGACCCACCAAGTGAATCCGTCGCGACCCATCACATCAGTTTTACCTTGTAAAGCAGTTGCTGCCATTGTTAAATTATCCTCCGTTTTTATTTATGCGTAGGAAATCCATCCTGTAGCGATCATTTTTTCTTCGGGTGATGTAAGACCGTGATGAACGTGAGTCCAATCTGCTGGCCAAAACACTGTTAAACCTTTCTCAGGTTTTATTTTTTTATCTTGATGTACCCAGTATGTTTCACCACCTTCATTAACTGTATTTAAGTAAGTCATCCAAGCAAGATGCCTATAGGATGCAGTCTTACCAGACCCAATTCTTTCACAATGAGGGCGGTGATAACCACCTGTATTTGCAGGATACCATTGTATATTGAATGGTTCATTCAATTCAACGGGTGCCATACAAGCGTACGGGAATCTTTCAAGGTATTTATCAAGAACTGTTTGAAGTTCTCCTAAGAAAATACGAACTGCCTTCTCATTGAGGAAGGGAGGTATTGCCATATCAACAGACTTCTTGATGGTAGGGTCTACACCATCAGAGAACTCTCCATTAACCTTTTTAAGATAAGTACAATTATCCCAAAATTCCAGTAAATTGTCAATAGTGAGATCACTTATATGATCTCCATAGATAAAATCAGTCGTCATACACTAGACATTCTGGTTCATCTGGATGCTGATCACAGAATAGTTCTAAAGCGTTAGGGTCGTGGTGATCTCCTGCTTCAATCTCTTCTTTGTGATGCTCCGCATACTCCTCTAAATCGTGAAGTTCTACTTTTGCGTGTCTACGTGCAGCAGGATTTGCTAATGGATCATCAATGATGTCCTTGTCTTTTTGGATGTGGTCTTCTATGCTTTTCATTGGTCGATACTGTCCTTTGATAGATTTAATCTTGAGGTAATACCTGCGGGTTGCCAACTATGTGTTATACCCAGAATCATATACTTACCAGAATAAACTGGATCAAGTTCCAATCTCTCGGATTGTCCTTCGGGATTGGAAAGAGGTATCCTAACCTCGATAATGTCACCTGCATCTAAAGCAATATTTCCAGGGACTATTATATCTAGGCGAATTGCGTTAAGTAATTGCCAACGTGATGCAGCGTATGCCGAACACAAAACAGTGTCGAAATTCATATTTGCAGATGTTCCCTCTGGATTTTCAGCACTCTCAGCATTTTTCATTCCTGGAAGTGCTCTTAGTTTTATACGAGTTGGTTTCTCTTCTGAGAAATACTCGTCATTCGCTCTGAAAAAGGGGAATCCAGAGTTAAGAGTATTTGCTAGATCAAATACTTTTTTAGCACCCATATTTATTGGAGGATTTATAGATCCCGCAGGTGATGAGTCCTCTTCCCCAGTTGTTTCAGTTCCACCATTAGAAGGTAAATGTCCTTCAGTTAAGGCGGGCAATAATATTCCAATAACAACGTTGCTATACAGACCAGTACGCATCCTTTCTAGGTGATTTGCACGATCTGGATAGTTCAATGTCTCTATATTATAAGCATTATTTGAATCATCTGTCAAGTTTGCTTGTACATATGTGAATACTTTAGGATTTGTAAAAGATGGGTTTTTTTCAGAACACAAGTAATCCATAGTAGCAAAACTCATACCTTGACGTGTTTGCCAATACAAATATCCTGGTCTTTTAGATACTGAACCAACTACTTTATCTTGAATGTATGAAATAGCATCATAAGGTCTCCAAGATGTAGATATAAAGTTAAAATTACCAGAAGCAGGTTCCCAGAATTTGTGCTTTGTTTCTTTTAAATATTTTTTCTCTATATCCTCAATACTAACAGATCCAGGTTTATCAACAAATGCTTCAAAAACACGATTAGTCTCATTCAATGCTGTAGAAGGTGATGTGGTATATAAAATATAAGTTTGTGCACGTTCAGACTTTGTAACTTCACCAATTTTAAATACTTTTTGTATAATTTCAAGTTCTTCATCTCCTGATGAATCAGTCTTTATGGTAAGTTTAACATATTCATTACCATTCAATAATCTTGCCATATCAGCAGTATCATATATTAAAATCTCCATTCTCATTGTAGGAGAATCTACAGACTGTATAATTTTAAATTGTGAACATAATCCACGAAGATCAAAAGCATTATCACCACTAAATTGTAATCCAGACAAATCCTCTCTAGGAGATGTGTCAGCAGGTAAAACTAAAAGACCAAACTCTTGTATTTCATATCCTTTTGGTTGGGTAATATCTGCCATTATAAGAAGTTACTTGGTGATGTGTTTGATTCTGCTAGATAACCAAATCTACTTTGTATATATGGTGTAACAGGATTTTCATCCCCTGGGAGGGTAACTAACTCTCCTTCTCCACCATCTTTTTCTATTACAGGTTTTTCTATTGCATCTAATACGATAGTCTGAACCTGTTGTTTTTGCATCATTTTATCTAATTCCTGTTCACCTGCGGTTGTAACGTCTAGTAGATTCTTTAATATACCAGAAGCATTAGTTGTTTTTGATATAATTCCAACTGCTTGTAATAATCTTTGTGTTGTAAGATTAGGATCTTTACGGGTATCAGGTGTGTCTATAGGTACTACAAACTCTGTTCCGTGACCTACAAATCCACCGTTAGATCTATTAATAAATGATGTTTGATTGAACCCTACGGGATAACCTGATTGCGGTCCACTTATGATACCACCTTTACTTCTACCACCTTTCAAACTTTCAAGCATTGCAAGTGTGTCTTTCCAACTTCTAGTTTGGTTATTTACGGACCCTTCTGAACTAGGTATCTCATCAAAGAATTTTGATAAATTTAAAGCAAATTGACTTGCATCTATTTTCTCACCCAAGAAATCTTGGTATCCCGCCATATTCTTCAGTTCTTTGAAGATAGTATCTTGACCTGCGGGACTGAATTTGAAAGTTTTAGGGTCTTTACCCATACTCTTCAGTGCTGCCAAAGCATCAGAGAGTTTTATGCTATAACGACCTAACTCTGCACCTTCACCATATGTTTGAATTAACTCTTCAACAGTCTGATAAATTAAGGAAGTATCAGTACCATCTCCTGTATCATCATATTTGCTGCCTGACGCAACAAAATCACCTAAGAAATTAGAACCTTTTAATGGATATGTAGAACCACCTTCTCCTTTAAAGGGGTCTCCATTAATATTTGAAGGAGTTCCGTTAAATGTAGAAGTGTTAGAGGTTTCCTCTGTTTCATCTTGATTTCCACTTCCTGCTACCCACGATAAAACTTTCGTAAGAGTGTTTAGTAGCAAAATTGCAGGACCAAATGCGTATTTACCTATTATCTCTGCTGCTTTTAATATCTTTGGCATATGTGGTTCTATCATATCAAGAATCCTACTCATAAGATCACCATACGCTATAAAAAAGTCTTTGACTGCATCACCAACTGGTTTCAGTAATTTTTTAGTAAAATCTGCAACCATACCAAACCATTTTTTTATCGGATCTATGATTTTCTTTACCATAGGACCAATAAATTTACCTACATTTTTTCCTAAAAATCCACCAAGAGCATTACCAATTAAACCACCAATAGGACCTGCTATTTGATTACCTATCATTCCAAGACCTATTGCACCTGTTGTTGCTCCTACCGATCCACCTATTGCTGCTGACTGTCTATATTCTTCATCTATACCCTCATCTTCCATTATATCATTATATGCCATAAACCCTTGTGCTATACCTAACCCTGCTTGACCCAAGAAATTACCACCTAGGAATTTACCTAGGTTCATAATACCTTTACCAACCAGACTTAGCATACTGGTAAATCCTTTCACCATCAATGCAGGATTCTTCAATATTTTTAATCCTAATGCAGCAACAACTCCCGCTGTTATCAACTTCATAGCACCTTCAATTCTGTCCAAGAAAGACTTATCTTCACCAAATAATTGATTCCACGACTTTCCTATCCAACTTACAATTCCAGACATCAATCCCCATACTGCCTTGAAAAATCCTCCTATTCGTTTCATTGCAAGAGTTAATTTTTCTTGATTCTCCTTATTACCTAACCATTTAAGAGCAGCAAAGGTCATAAGACCTGTAAACAACTTACCTAACCATCCGAAGAATGTAGGTGCTGCTTTTGCCATTAATGCACCAACTGCTAAACCAATACCCATTTTATTACCTTTCTTCATCTTACGAGCATTTGCTCTATCAATTTCAAGTTGATTTCTTCTCGATATTTCTTGCATTTGAGCAGTCTGTTGTGCTCTTGCTGCTTGTACTGCTACACCTATACTATTAACTGTTATCCCTAGGGAATTAATTGCTTTAATGGTTGTGGAAAAACTTGACCCCGATACTTGTTTACCGCCAATCGAAATTTTTGCACCCTCATCTTTTGGTGGTGCAATAAATTTATAAAATCGTATAGTCTTTTTTTCTGCCATTAGTAAACTGTCGCGTCATTTTGTGTGTATGCCACAATCGTTTCATTACCTGTGATAACGACAGGTTGATTTACTGGTTGAACAATAGTTATTTCACCTGAGTTATCATCAACTACATACTCTTTTTCATTAACCAGATCATTTGCGTTGACGGTATCACTGTTATTTATTTCTTCGGGGTTAACTGTGTTACTTACAATGTCGTTTTCCTCTTGTGAAGAGAATATCTCAGGATATAAACTATCCAATGGAATTATGTTCTTATTATATTTTCCTTTAGGTTCTTTTTTATGGTTTTTATATGCCTGTGCTACAAGAAATGTCATTGACGAATCCATCATACCTAAAAGGGGATTAGCATAGTTAATATGTTTTCTAGCATCTATTAACTCACCTATTTTATCACCAGGTTTTACCCTTGTTTTATGAGGAACAGTAGGGTTCACATTTCTGTAGTTAATATCTGGATTTTCACCATCACCCTCAATAATCATCCCTGCTTTCATATATCCTTTTGGTTTATAATTATACTGACGTATCTTACCTGCTTTTATAGCAAAAACATCTATAGGAAAACTTTCTGGATTTCTAGGTCTTATGACCATACCTTCTTTTAATCCTCCCGCTGTATATGTTCCTGCACTTCTATCTAAGAATCCATCTTTTAGTGGGAATACAGCAGGAAGTGCTCCTGTTATCTCTTCATTTCTTTGTGCTGTTTGCTCTGCTATTAGTTCACTTTCTTTTGATTGTAATTTTGCTAGATATTCCTTTTCTTTCTCAATACGTTCTGAGACAGAAAATCTCCATTTGTTAAACCAAGGTCCTTTATAGTCTTCACCTTTCTCTTCTTGAATTTTTTCTAGCATTTTTATTTTTGCTAGACTGTCTGCTATATCTAACTGTTTATTTTCTACTTCTCTAGTTATTTTCTGCTCATCTGTACCTATGTTTAACGCATTTAAGGTTTTATTCATTAATCTTTTACCAGAATTGACTAATCTAACTAAATTATACATTGCTTCTTGTGCCCAAGGACTATTAAACGTATCAGTAATCCTTTGTATTCCTGCATCTATAAGGGGTTTAAATATTTCTTGCATTCTGGCGAAAAGTGGTGCTATCCCATCATTCCATAGGTCAGCAAACGCTTCTGCTATTCCACTATAATATGCCTTGAAGATCTTAAAGTACATACCAAATGCTCTTTTTATAGGTTTGAAAAGAGGTGTCATAGCATCACCTACGAAGGCACCTATCTTGTCTCCAAGGAATGATCCTACAAGTTGACCAACAATAGGACCAAATGGACCAAGAATAGGTGTAAGTAGTGCTGACAATGCCAAACCACCAATAACAGCACCTGCACCACCTCCAACTGCGTTTTGCATTGACTTACCAGATGCTAATCTGTTTCCAAATGAGAATGCACCTGCTAATACTGACATTCCTCCACCTTTGAGGAACTTACCACCGACTTTCATAAATTTACTAACACCAGGACCTTTTAGGAACCTACCTCCTCTTTGTAAAAATCTACCACTCCTGACTTTTGCCAGACGTTTCATACGAAGGAGTTTTCTGGCACGTAATTGTTTATTTAATTGTCTCTGTTTTACTATTCTCCTACCTTCTGCAAATTTAGATCCAGGTTTACGATATTTGAACGCTTTATAATATTTCTCTAATCTTTTATAATCACCAATTAATTTCCAAGGTCGTAATATTCTAGTTGCTAAAAATAATCCTCCAATACCACTGACAATTTTTAAAACTGCCATAAGTGGACTCTTTGTTCCAAGTCCATCAAGTATTAGTCCTATGCTTCCTGTGGTTACTTTGTAGAGAGTTTTGAACCACCCACCTATGACTGCTAATCCTATTCTTAAATCATTTCTTTTTCCAGGTTGTTGTAAGAAAGTTAAGACACCCCAACCAAGAAATGCTTTTGCTAACCACTTTAGGGGTTTTAAAAGTGCTTCTATCCACCCAATTTTCTTAGGTGCCTTTTTGATTCCTTGTTTAGCACCATCTTCGATGTCTTTTTTGTCTAGATCTTTTTCGTACTGCTCTTCTGCCTTCCTATCTATTTCTAACTGTTTCTTACGATCATTCTCTGCATTAATTAGACTTCCCTGTGCTGCTGCCAAGTCATCAACCATCAACTGACCAATATCTGCCACAGCAAAACCCATCCTGTTGATAGCAAAAGTTAGAGTCTTAACAGGATCTCCTTGCGGTCCACCTGGGGTGGGTGCAAGAAACTTTTTAATCTTTAATGGTGATGCTGTTTTTGCCACTTACAATGATTGGTGTTGTGCGTTCGCTTGTTTCTGACGTGCTTCTTCTTCACGAAGATGTCGTATGAGCATATTTACATAGACATCCCTCTCCCAAGGCATCATTTGTTCTAATTCAGTCAGACTATACTTGTGATGCTGCATCAATGCAAAGTTCACTTCATATAGATTCATCAATGTATCGTGTGAGAGGGCTATGCGAAAAAACTTGCCATCCCCTCCAGAACCATCTCACTCTTCTTCTCAGTCTTTGGATTGAAAACTTCAATAGTATGAGATACTTTAGGCATTGATTCAAAAAAGTTTTGCACTTTCTGAAACTGCATATTATTCATACCTTCAAAGAAACTTATGAGTTCTGCCTTCTTGTATGCTTTTGCGTTTTCTACTTCATCACCGTTGGCAATTTTGTCAACACAATCTGCTGCAAGTTGGAAAATGTCATCAAGTTTAGGTTCATCTGCTAAATTATTCTTTACAAAAGTATCGATAGAAGGATACTTCATTACAAGTGTGACATCATCAGTAATTTTTATTTTATTTGTATGGTTATCAGGAACAACAACCTCAACTTCCTCAAGATTGACTTCAACATCAACTTGTGTTTCATTATCATCAGGAGCAGTCACTTTAAACTCACTGACTTCACCTACTGACTTAGCACGAATACGTAAGAACAAATATTCAATATCAAATGTAGCAAGTGATTCTATCTTCTTTACACTTGTACAATTTTTAATAATCTCTTTTACTGCCTTGATCATTTCCTTTTGATCTTGAGATTCCATTGCCATATAAAGCAATTTCTCTTCACGAACTAGGAATGGACGATATGTTACCTTTTGACCGAATGGTAAGGTACATTCATACTCAGGGACCACGAGGGTCGGTAATGGCATTGGCATAGTTTTAAATTCAACTCAGTATATAGTTATTTAGCACCCTAACCTAGAACTACCTTCTCATCTGTAAATGTATCTACAGTCCAATCTCCAGTTGTTCTTAGTAGTGCTTCCATACGTAGTCTCTCTATTCTGAACTGAACATCTAGTTTCATTAGTTGTTGAGGTCCATTATTAAATTTCATTGTACTTACATTAACTGGGAAACAATTAAATGCAGTCCATACTGCTGTTGGTTTATTTAATCTAGTTTTTCCTACTATCTTTCCGTTATTATCTATTGCTCTTAATATCTCATTAGAACCACTTTCATACTTAGTTATCTGTATGTCTGCCACGTAATCATCATAAAACATAGTTCTATTGTCACTATCTCTGCTGATTATTTGAATCCAACGATCAAAAACATATCTTGTCCACTGGTTTCTTGGAACTAGAAATTGTATATTCATTTCCTGTGGTTGCTGTTGCGTAGCAAACTTTCTTTGGATACCAAAGTTCTGAACATCTCCTGTCATCAATGCTCTTGACGGTATCACCACTTCATCTGCGAGATAGTCTACTGCATCTGACCATTCTCTTAACTCTATTGATCCACTAGGACTCAATGTATTATCAGGTCCTGCAAATACAAAACGAGGAGTATCTATATGTACCTCAAAGAGATTAG